AGGTGGAAGGCGAGCAAGGCGCGCCGGGCGACCCCGGAAAGAACGGTTTGACAAGCCACACGCACACGGCATACGCCAACAGCGCAGACGGACAAGTGGACTTCACCACGACACCCGGCGGCGCGGCTTTCGACTATATCGGAATCTACACCGATTTTGAAGAGAAGGCGTCCGACGACCGGCGGCGTTATGCCTGGGCAAAGGTGAAAGGCAAGCAAGGCAACCCCGGCGATAAGGGCGACCCCGGCCGCGGCATTGACCGCATCGAAACGTTCTATCTACTCACGGCCGACGGCACCGCACCCGAAGACGGAGCCCGTGATTGGAGAAACACCCCGCCCGTGCCAACGCCGCAAAAGCCATGGCTTTGGACGTACGAACGGGTGGTCTATTCGGACGGGAAGAATGAACGAACCAAAGTCCGATTGGTTACACGATTAGCAAAAGACGGAGCCGAAGCACAGCCGACGCGGCCGAATCTGCTTGACGGCACAGATTTTCATCAAGACGGAGCATGGGAATCGGGACTCAACGGCACACACGCCAAGACTGAGACAGCGAAAGACGTACAGCCCGCCGTCACAGGGTGCGGAGTGCTGAGAACGCTGGTGGAACGCGGCGCCGTGGGCGAGGAATACGCGCAATTCTCGCAGCGCATACCGGTGGACTTGGTAGCAGGACTGGACTACACATTTTCAGTTTATGTTCGTGGTGACAATACCGGCTGGATGATTGTCTTTCCTAATTCGGGCGAGCATTTTCGCCTTTCGGCTGCAAAGCCCGGAGAGTGGCAAAGAGTCTCGGTTTCATTTAAGGCGAGGACGCCAAGACCGGGAGAAGAAAACCGTGCTTATTTACGCTGCTGGCTGAAAAACGCCGACAACACACAGCGACACGAGGTGCTATTTTGCGCTCCCAAGTTGGAAGAGGGCTTAACGGCCACGCCATGGTGCTTGTCAGAAAACGACAAAGTGGGCGCCACCGTGCAATATCGTGGTTTTTGGGACGCGTTTGCAGACGGGACGGTATTTCATGGACGCAACGAGACGGGCGGTGGTTATGAAGACGTGGTCACAATTTTGACGCCCGCGGGGACACAAGAAACATATCGCTGCACCCGCACGCATACCAAAGCGGGAAACGATACACGCCCCGGTGCCAATTCACCATATTGGAAAAAGGGTGACTCGTTCGAGCTGGTAAGCACCGGCATACTGCTCGCAGGAACGGCACAAATCGGAAAGATTGCAACGGGCAACATTTCGCAAGATCGCATGGTTACCGCAGGTGCGGAAATGAGATTTTACGCCGCAGGCTGTAAACACCCCGGTTTGGTCTTTGGGTACAGATCCGATACTCAAAAACGGAGATTCCCGGTGCTGCAATGCTTTGACCCCGAAACCGGGGCGCTGCTTTATGATTTGGGCCCCGAGGGGATCTTTGCCAATGCACGCCGAGTGGCGGGCGTATGGACGCCGTTGCAGATGATTCGCGTAACAAGATTCACGACCATCACTCAACTTTACAAGTGGTTGATGAAGGACGTGGATAATTGGAATGATCAAGACATCGAGGAGTTGAAGGTCGAAAGTCCTTTCTTTGCAGACAACGGCGCACGTCATCCACTGTATTGGTTTGGACACGGCGCATATTACGCCGAAGGTTGGAGTGAATTCCGAAGAGCCGACGGCACCATGCACAAAATCTTTGAAAGTTCGCGCACATCCACCCCGACAGAAGATTACCCGGCGGCTTTTTGGTTCAACCCTTTCAAGAACCAAATGAACACAACCGCCCCACCGGAGAATGCATTGACAGACGACACCGGCGCTGCCATCGGCGATATCAACGCAACCCGAGTCGAAGACGGCTGGTACTGTTCGAGAGTTTGCCCCATTCGTGTTGAAAAAGGAGATTTCAAGATCAACGTGAACAAACGCCCGAGAACGGTTACGCTATACGCGATTGACCTTTGGAGATTCCGAGGAGGTAAGAAGATCGAGACGGGGACGACTTACTTCATTGATTTCGATTTGGAATATATGGCGGAAACGGACGACGCAGGGCGCGCTTTCAAAGGACGAAACAGCCATGGACTCATTGAAGAGGATAGCCGAAACAGCTTAATTCATGTGCCAATTTTTGAGATTCAAGGTTTTGACTCAAGAAGAGACACGAGTATTAAACCACAAAAAGACTGATATGACAGACATCAATCCTTTTTTGCGCCACCTACTGCGATTTGAGGCGGGGGTGGCAGATCGGAACCTTTCGACGGACAAACTTTTTCAGAAGGCACATGTCAAAGGTTTCGCCAACGACCCCGACGACCGCGGAGGGGCAACAATGATCGGGGTGACACTGGCGGCTTTCACCGCTTGGAGAAAGCAACACGGGCGCCCCGCCCCGACGGTCAAGGAATTGAAAGCCCTTTCCTACGAAGAGTGGAGGGACATCGTCGAGAAGGATTTCTGGCAGCGGTGCAAAGCCGACGAATTGAAATCTCAATCTGTGGCGATGATGCTGGCAGACTTTACTTTTCACAGTGGAGCACATGGTATAAAAGCATTGCAACGCGTGCTGGCTGTGAAGGTCGACGGGATCATGGGGGCACAAACATTGTCTTCTGCCAACGCCACGCCACCCGCCACGTTGTTTGCCGCTCTAAAAGCGGAGCGTTTGCGGTTTTTGCAGCTCATCGTGAAGAACAACCCACGGCAAAAGAAGTTCATCAAAGGCTGGATCACGAGAGTAGAGGCGCTTTCATTTACAGGATAATATGAAAAGGAACAGGATAAAATCAGCAGCACCGCTTGTGCTGTATCTGCTTTGCGCCGGGCTTTGCCTTTGGCTGGCTAGTTGCACCACGACACGCACCGTCGAGCACCGAATCACGGTGCACGACACCGTGAAGTGGCGGCAGACTGACACGCTGTTCCTATTGAAGAATACGCGAGATAGCGTTTTCTTGCATGATAGCGTTTATCTCGAAGGAACAACCACCGTCAAAGAACGCATTAAAGAACGCTGGCACATTCGAACTGACACCGTTTGGCGAACAAAGACAGAAGCTCTACACGCCGTGCACCGAGAGACGGCACAACAGAAAGAAAGCCCAGAATCATCGTGGCAGCCTGGTATTTGGTGGGTGCTGTTGCTCCTCGCCATAGCCGGGGCGGTTCCCGTTCGATTAGGCAAAAAATAAGTAGCGTAAGGTATGCAGTTACTCTCATCGATTCCATCATTGACCTTTCCTGATGAGTGGGAGGCGTTGACCATTTCAACGAGCACGCCTTTGCGGTGCTTGATCAGTGTAAACGGGCACCCGGCACTTGATTTGACGTTACGCCCCATAAACGGACAAATCATACTGCACGACGCCGGCTCATTGATTAGAGACCGCGCAGAGCGGAAGATTGCAGTGGTGAAGTTAGAGGTGATCAAGGACAGCAATCGCACAACTTTGATCACGTCGACCGTGATCCCAGTGCAGAGCCACATGGGAGAAACCGCCGCGGCTTTTACGGCACGTTCGTTCCTTACATTCGCCCCGCCGGTGAAATTGACCCACCGCGCGGCAACGGAACGCCTCGCATGGGTGGGAAGCGAGACGGCCGTGGCGATTTCGAGCGTTTGGTGGACAGCGCACGGCGCAGTGGAGCACACCGAGAGCATTGCAGCCTCACAAAAGGACGGGGCCAACGTGGTAGACGTTTCACCCGCCCGACTCAATCCACCCGAAGCGGGCGCCGTGCTTTGTCATTACGCCGCTGCATGTGGAGCGCGCCGACAACGCTACGAAATCGCCCCGCCCAACACCTCACAGGGCGGAGGAGCAGAGATTGAGTTTCGGAATGATTTCGGAGTGGCAGACACCGTGCATGCTTTTGGCACCGTGGAGCGCAATGCGAAACCCACTTATAAGACCGCGCGGATCGCGGGGCGTCGACACAACTACGAGACGGAGAGCGAAGTGACAATCACATGCTATTTCACCCCCCTGGGAACAGACACCCGACAGGTGGAAAGCGTGACGCAAGCCGACGAGGTGGTGCTTTTGCCCATGCGAACGCCTATCATGCCGGTGGAAGCTGAAATCAAATGCACCGACGACACGACGAAGATAAACCACGCCACGGTGAAATTTCGTGTGGAGGAGGAAAGCCCCGCCACCGAGACCACCACGACCGGCAAACGATATAAGATTTTCGACGATAGTTTTGACAATAGCTATGAGTAAGAACGAACAAAGAATGTATCCGAAACGTATCCACCACGCGGAAGCACGGCGATTGCTCAGAGACCGGCAACCGCACCGGCTGAAAGTGTGGAAAATTGCGACGGGGGAGATCCTTTTGTATTCGCGTGCTATCTATCAAGGGGAACACAACAGACGGCACTACACGCGCGTGCTGCTGCTCCCATCGGGAGAGATACGCGAATTTTGCAACTACACACTTTTCGAGATTGACGACATGAAGATTTATTTGTAATGGACACGACACACGAAGTTTGGACACTCAACACCGAAGGCGTGCAGGCGGTGATCGCGGAAGTGGGAGACACCACCGAAGTCTTTGACACGGTGGTGGGAGCGGCCAAGTCGAGACTTTTGCCGGGCAGCACAACCGAGAAATATATTCCGTTTGGCGCAGATGATCAGCTGCCATACGAACTGAAACGACTTATTGACGGCGACGAGGTGACGGCGCAATGCTTGAATTTCAATGTCACTGCACTGTATGGAGCGGGTATTCACACCGGAGAAACAGATCGAGCAGCAGAGACTTGGAGCGCACGACAGGCTTTGCCCATGTATGTCTTGGATCAGAGCACGGATATGCAGCTCTACTATTTCGCAGTTTCGGTGATCATCCTTTCGGCAGACGGCAAACTCATCAACAGAATTGTGCACAAAGAAGCCCCCTATTGTCGATTTGCCGAGGCCGACCAATATGGAAATATTCCGTTTGTCTATTATGCCAACTGGCATGCAAACCGTCCCAAGCCCGAAGAGATTGAGAAGATTCCACTGCTCAACATGAGAGACCCGTTAGGTGATCTCAAAGTGCGAATGGGACAGGAACCCGACCCGAGGACGGGGCGGAAACGTACGCCAACCCGCGAACGGAAATTTGCCGTCGTGGCAAGATTCCCAACGGCGGGCTGCCAATATTACCCGGTTCCTTACTGGTCGTCGATTCTACGAGGAGGAAGCTACGATGAGAAACGGCTGATTTCAGTGGGAAAGCGGGCAAAGTTGAGAAACCATACAAGCGTGAGATACCTGGTGGAAATTCAACGCGACTATTACGAGCGCATTTGCCGGGAAGAGTTCATCACCGACGCCGAGAAAATAGCAGAACGTATTCGCCGAGAAAAGGAGAACATACGCAACTTCCTTTCGGGTTTGGCCAATGCGAACAAGGTTTGGATCTCGTCGTTCTATGTTTCGCCCGACGGGCACGAAGTGCATGATGTACGTGTTTCACTCATCGACGGAAAGAAAGAAGGCGGAGAGTGGGCAGAGGACGTGCAAGCGGCGGCAAATACCATCTGCTTTGCTTTTGGCGTACACCCCAACATGGTGGGTGCAGTACCGGGGAAGGCGCAGACCAACAACAGCGGGTCGGATAAGCGTGAACTCTACACCATGAAACAGGCGCTGCTCAAGCCCATGAAGGACATTCTCCTCACGGCTTTGCGCTTGTGCTTTGCTTACAATGGATTTCGCGGAACGCCAACACTGCCAATGATTCAATTAACCACGCTCGACGAACACCGGGACGCTAAAATTACACAATCATGAGTATCATCACCAAACAGAAATTCGACGCGCTCGTACCCGCTTTCCGAGACGCAACCGATAGCGTTTATCGAAAAATGGTACCACAATTGGAACTCTACGAAAACCGCACCGGGGAGTTTGCACCCTACGAAGAATTGAGTGAACTGAGAGAACGATACATTTGTTTGGCGGCGGCACACAACGCCGTCCGAAGTCTCGACTTGATTCTTACAGGATCTGGCTTTGGAGTCATCTCGACGGCCGAAAAAAGCCCCGCCTCACAAGCAAGAGTCGACGCACTGCAGAGGCAACTCTACGAAGAGTGTTCTGATGTGTTCGATGAATTGAGGACAAAAGCCTTGAGCACGGCGTGGAACGAGACGAGCAACGCACAGGACATGGTGGACTCCTTTCTTTACACCCCGACTTTGCTGAGAAAATACGGAGTTTTGTGCGAAGAACGCGAAGTTTTTGCAAGAGAATACGCGCGTTTGGCACCACAGCGCCACGAGGGAGCGATCCACGTGTTGCACGAGATTTCGCCTGAACTCTACGAAGCGATGCTCAACTGGTTGAGAAAGGGCGGAGAGTTTCGCACAGACGACAATTCACCGCGACAACATGCGATGAAAACGCTCTTGGAAAGGGGACGCGTACTCATGGCACGCGATATGACAGCGGGGCCGACCCATAAAGCATGCCAAAACCTCAGAGCCTCCTTGGTGATCTTTGCCGACTCGATCCCCGAGTACACCAATTCGGCTACCTACAGGGCACGACATAGCGGTTTCTATGAGAACAAAGCAGACCACCCCACCTTCTTTTTTTCCTGAAACGCTGAAAGTGCGCATACCAAAAGGCTGGGAGGCCTTGTCTGAAAGGGAACTGCTCTACATTTGCGCACTCATGGCGGCCGAACGTTTCACCGTCGAAGAGATACAGTTGAGGTATTTGCGCCGCTTTGCGTTCGAACGCCCCAACCCACCCATCTGGAAAGTGCTTTCTCCTTATACCTTGTTGAGCGCGGCCGAGGAGTTAGCGTGGTTGGAGGAACCGCCCACCACGGCCATACGCCCCGCACATATCGGGAAGTATGAAGCCATCGACGCACATTTGTTCGACGAAAGGCTTAAATTCGGCGATTTTCTCATTTGCGAGAACTTGTTCCAAAGTTGGATCAGTTCGCAGATAGAGGAACCGATTGAGCAAATGGCGAAATTCCTATACCGCACGGCGGCAGACGAGTACGCATTGAACATTCATCTTTCGCCCGCCGAACGTTACGCGGTGATCTTTTGGTGGACGGGGCTCAAAGCGGAACTGGCGACAAGATACAACGAGCTCTTTCGGCGCATACCGGCGGGAGCCGAGGACTATGATGACAGTTCGCCGGCAGAACGCCAACGGGAGAGCACAGACGCACAGATTAGAGCCTTGACGGCGGGAGACATCACCAAAGAACCCGCCGTGCTCAAAACAGAAACCCATCGCGCCCTCACAGAACTCAATGCGAAGGCGAGAGAAGCGCGGATAACCATGCAGAAAATGGGAACATGAAGATTTATCTGAACCGAATGCAGAGGGAAGTTCTTGCAGTGGGGGCCAAAGATACCTTTGCCATAGCGGGACGTGGAACGGGGAAAGGTGTGGTGCAAGCCACGGTTTTGCTCAACGCCTTTCAATCCATGCCAAGATGCACCGCGGCAATCGTGGCGCCCAATGCGATTCGAGCCATGACAAACACTTTGCCGTCGATGACAATGCACTGGGAGGCATGGGGATACAAGCGAGACGTGCATTGGTGTATCGGAAGAAAACCACCGAAGGCGCTCAATTGGCCGAAACCACTCATCGAACCGCACAACTGGGAGCACATTATTTCGTTCTACAACGGAGCCATCGCACAAATCGTTTCGCAGGACAGAAAAGGCACGTCCAATTCCAAATCGTTCGACTTCCTGTGTATCGACGAGGCCAAGTTTGTAAAGTACGACCGACTCAAAGACGAGACGTTTTTGGCCAACCGCGGACAATTACGCGAGTTTGGCGACCAACCGCTTCACCATGGAATGATCGTTACATCCGATATGCCAATCACCAAGGAGGGATCGTGGTTTCTCAACTTCGAGGAGAAAATGGATCGGGAGCTGATCACCACAATTTTGACGCTCAAGGCGGAGCGTGAAAGGCACATCGCGAGAATCAAAGCAGAGGGGGTGTCAAACATACCGGACTACATTCCGAAACGAGTTGCAAGATTGGAGAAGCTACTTTCGCAGTTCAGAAAGCACGCGCTCTTCTTTGGGACCTATTCCACGCTGACTAACATTGAGGTGCTCGGAGAGTCCTACATTCGGCAGATGAAGCGAGATTTGCCACCGCTGGTATTTCAGACGTCGGTGCTTTGCCAACCCGTCCGATTACTGCAAGATGGTTTCTATTCGTCCATGACAGAAGCTCATCTCTATACGGCCGCCAACTTCAACTACCTGGACTCATTGGAATACCAATTCGGGGAAATCACCCAAACACGCGATAGCCGAGTGGACGACGACCTCATACCGGACGCACCGCTTTGCATTGCATTCGACTTCAACCGAAACATCAACTGGCTGGTGGTGGGACAGGTGGACGAGGACATGGGAAGAATGAACACGGTCAAGTGCTTTTTCGTCAAGTACGAGCGTAAACTGGTCGAACTCGTCAATGATTTTTGCGACTACTACGAACGCCGACCGAACAAGGAGGTGATTTTCTACTACGATAGCACGGCAATCGGTTCGAATTACGCCGTCAATGATATCGACTTTCGCCGCGTCATCGAACAGACGCTCAGAAAACGCAAACGAAGCGTGCAGAGCGTCTACATCGGGCAGCCGATGAATCACGCCGAAAAGCACCTACTCATCAACCGAGGTTTTCAGGGGCAGGGGCGTTTGAAACCCTATATCAACGAAGAGAATTGTGCTGATTTGCTCGTCTCGTTGCAGTTAGCGGGCGTCTACAACGGGAAGAAGGACAAACGCGGGGAGAAACTCGCAGAAACGGAGGAAGACCGACTCGAAACGCGCACCGACGGATCGGACGCATGGGATACGCTATATATAGGCTGCGAGCGTTTCCCAACCCGCGGGGGCGGGCTATATATCCCCTCGTCCAATTGGGCATAGCTCATCAACTATTCAAAAAAGAATTCCACCATGATTGATTTCCACGACTATTTCGAAGACCTTTGCCGGCGCAACCGAATGGCAAGCGACCTACAATTTTGCACCGTATCCTGTTCGGGAGTTAACCACCTGGACAGTGTGCTCAACCGCTACGATTGTGATGCCAATTTTGTCGCAGTCGATGACATTTGCGATGAGGAAACCTTTCTCGATAGCGGAGGGTGGTTCAAGCGAAAGGCATTCACCGTCTTTCTGCTCATGCGATACGAACACGACAACGAACGAGACCGACGAGAAAAGATGGGAACGTGTCGTGAACTCCTCAGACAATTTCAATCCGGGCTCCTCAGAGACGCGCCGAGATTCCTCAAAGAGGGACTATATGTGCAGATGAACAGCATTCGTTCACGAGAGATGGGAGGGATCTTTCTCAACGATTGCACCGGGCTTTACTTCATGTTTTATGTCGACGAGCCGGTGGACATTTCTTTCAACCCCACCGAGTGGAATGAATAGGCACCATGGACAAACAAGAAGAAAAGGACTTTGCCACCTTTGCACGAGAGTGGCATGATATGATGGTGAGAATTTGGACGGATCGGATCGTGACAATGAACATCCACCGCACGGGAACGTTGCAACGCAGCGTACACCAGCAGGCTTTCAGCGTGGCACCCGACGGCTTTGCCATGCAAGCCGCATATCGTTTCGTGGAATACGGAATATATGTCGACGCGGGTACAGGAAAGGGCTACAAAAGAGACAACGGGGGCGATCTGAAATTCTTAGACCCCGTGGAAAGAGCCAAACGGGGGCTCGGAGCCACAAGAAAGCGCAGACCGTGGTTCTCTGTGTCGTGGGATATATCGAAGAAGGTGCTGAACAGACGCTTGTCAAACGACATCGGAAATGAGTTTACCGGTATCTTCGACTCATTAAAAGACAATCCCTGAAAACGATTTTGACGATTTGATTTGGGAACAAGTGGAGAAAATCGTATTTTAGCCAAACAGAATTTCAAAACAAAGTCATTATGATCAGCGATTATTTCTTCTATTTGGCCTGTGTAATTGGTTTCTTGCTCATAGTACGTGTCATATACGTATTTGAGAAATCCTATGAGCAATTCAAAAAAGAACTTCCTGAAATCGTAGAGAAAGAACAGCATGAAAAGGCGGTCAAGAGAGCCGTCAGGGAACGATATAAGCGAATTGAAAGCGAAGCCTTTCGGAAATACCCCGGACTGGGAGGGAACTATCTGAAAAGACGAGACTACATCAAAAGAAAGTGGAGAAGAACAGGAGGCTGATTTTGTCATTTTCTATTTTTACGCATAGCGGTATCTTTGACGCAAAAGGTCAAGATACCGCTTTTATTTTTCCAGTATGGTAGAAAAGGACATCAAGATTATCGAACTCCACGTCAACGACAATGACGCGAAGGAGAATATTGAGCAACTACGAAAGAAGGTAGAAGAGCTGAACCGGCAGAAGCAGAAAGCGGAGCAGGTTTTGAGCGACAAAAGCTCCACAAACGGACAGCGGCAACGCGCCGTCGAAACGCTCCAAAAGGTGAATTCCGAGCTTAGGAAGAACGCACGAGAATTGCAACGCTCGGAGAATCGTGTGGAAGCGCTCACAAACGGTTTGCGGCGCATGGACGAGCAGACGCCGAAGGAGCTGCAAAAGACGATTCGTCAAATCAATGCAGAGCTCAATTCAGGCGCCGTCAAACGCGGATCGGAGCAGTGGGACGCCTACACCGAGGCACTCAAGAGTGCCAAGAAGGAATTGCAGGATATTCGAAAACAGCAAGAAGTAGAAGAGGACAAGAGCTTTGGAGATAAGATCTCTGGTTTCGGCAACAAGTGGGTGGGAACAGTCGCATCCATTGCTGGCAGCATGGAAATCTTTGACAACGCCAAACAGTGGGTGAGTAGTTTCGTCGATATGTACGCCGACATGAAGGAGCACATGAGTGGCGTGTCGAAATACACCGGGCTGGCAGCAGAGGAGGTGGACGAACTCAACGAGGCTTTCAAGAAGATCGACACCCGAACCCCCCGTGAGAAGCTCAACGACTTAGCCGCCGACGCCGGACGTTTGGGTATTACCGGCAAACAGGACATTCTTGATTTCGTGGACGCCGCCAACCAAATCAATCTCGCTTTGGGTGAAGATTTGGGCGAAGACGGCGTAAAGAATATTGGTAAGCTCACACAGCTCTTTGAGGACAGCAAGGCTTTGGGGCTCAAGAACGGCATGCTCGCAACCGCGTCAGTCATCAACGAACTGGCACAGTCCTCATCGGCATCAGAACCCTATCTTTTGGAGTTCACCGCACGTTTGGCCAGTATCGGGAGCACGGCAAAAATCGCACAGTCGGATCTTACTTCGATTGCAGCCGTCTTGGATCAGGGCATGGTTGGCGTCGAGAAAGGCGCCACCGCCATGCAGAACGTCTTGACGGCCATCTACAGACGCCCCGCCAAGATGGCAAAGGCCGCGGGGCTCGACGTGAAGAATTTCACCGAGCTCGTCAAAAACGACGCCAACGCCGCGCTCTTGCAGTTCATCGGCGCACTCAAAGACGCACGCTCTTTGGAGAACATCGCACCCATGCTCGAAGAGATGAAGCTTTCGGGATCGGGAGTGACGCAGACGCTCGCAACTTTGGCCAACGGGCTCGACAACCTCAAAGCCACCCAACAGCAGGCATCACTTGCATTCTTGGAACACACATCGGCCACCAAAGAAGCCGAAGCGGCCAACTCCACCGTGCAGGCACAACTCGAAAAGGCGAAGAAGGCCTACAAAGATTTGGCCGTCGAACTGGGTGGACACTTGGAGCCCGTGGTCAAACACATGGTTTCATCCACCGGACTCATGGCAAAGGCGCTGCTCTATGCTATTCGGTTCGCCGTAGAGCACAAAAGAGCCCTCATCACTTTGGGCGTAGCCATGGCGGCTTATACGACCGGACTGATCATTACAACCGCATGGGAGAAACGTTTTTGGGTGGCAAAAGCGCTGAATCTCATTGCAGACAAAGCAGCGGCCATGTGGACGGCCATAAAAATGACGGTTATCATGGCATGGAATGCGCTGCTGGCACTCGTGACGTTGAACACCGAAAGAGCGGCAATAGCTCAGATGATATTTAATCGAGCCATGGCGGCCAATCCCATCGGTTTGCTGCTGTCTGGTATTGCTGCTTTGGTTACACTTATCATCACGTTCACCCAAAAAACCGAGGACTTGACGCAAAAACGTTCGGTGCTCAACGACGTGCAGAAGGAGGCCGTGAAGAAAGCCGCCGAGGAAATCGAGGTCGTCAAACGACTCCATCAAATCGTTCGCAACAGCAATGAAGCATACGACACCCGACGCAAAGCGATTGAGCATTTGCAACGAATCGTACCGGGCTATCACGCCTCATTGACCAAAGAGGGGAAATTGACCGAGCACAACACCAAGGCGATTTCTGATTATATTCGTTCGCTGCAAAACAAAGCCCTGGCTGAAGCTGCCTATGATAAGCTGGTGGAACTGCAAAAGGCACGAATTGAGCAGCAGATGACAGTCGAACGAAAGAAGTATAACGTCCGAGCCGTTGATAGAGAACTAAAAAAGAAACAATACGAATCAAGGACGCAGCGGGCTGTCATGTATTCTCCTTCAACAGAATCAACAGATCCAATGGATCCAATAGAATACGAGCTGAATGATTTGCGTACTAAAAAGCTCAATGAGCGCCAAAAGCAAGTCGACGCGCTCAACGCCGCGCAGACCGAGTTGAACGAAACCACCAAGCAGATCAATCAGCTCAACAACTTTGTCCAAGGGAACAACGAAGTCAAGAGCTTTTACGGCAAGCTCATCAATAATAAGGCCACCGACTTTTCCACCGACGACACCGAAAGCGGCACCTACACGCCCCCCGGCGCAGGTGGAAAGACCGGCAACAAGAAGGAAACCAAGGAAGACAAACTCAAGAAAAAGGAGCTGGAGGACGGCAAAAAACACATCGAACAGGTCGACAAACTGCAACGCGAGAAGAACGACCAACTCAAAGTGCAGTTCGCGCAAGGGCTCATCACCACCGAAGAGTACAACGCCGCCGTGGCAAAGAACGACGAGGAAGCACTGAAGAGCAAGCGCGATTTCTATAAACGCAACGCCGACCAACGAAAGAAGTGGCAAGACGAGCTGGACAAGTACACGGACAAGGAGAAAACGCGCAACCAAGATTGGAGCCTGGCACAAATCGACAAGGAGAACAAAGCCGCACTCGAACAATTGGAGCACGACGAAGCCGTAGGGCTCATCACCACCGAGGCCTACGAGAAGGAGCGCGACCGCATCACGCTCGAACACCTCAAACGAAGAGCCGACTATCTCAAGCAGTGGGGGCGCGTCGACGACTATGAGAAAGCCGCCGCAGCGCTGCAGGAGGAGGACAACAAGCAGCGGCTCGCAAGAGAGAAGAAGTACCAAGAGAAGGTCAAGCAGCTCCGAAACGAGTATCTCAAAAAGACCGCCCTCGAACAATTTCAAGAGGAGATGAAGGTGCTTTCCGAGCTCCACACCCGCAAACTCATCTCCGAAGAGGAGTATTTGCGCTTGCAGGCGGCTTTGCGGCTCAAGTATCAAGGCGACGACGGCCGCGGCGGACTCATCGCCGAGGAGCGGCAGAAGCGCGCCGAAGAGTTACTCACATCGGCACGCCACAGCGCGAGCAGCACACTCGGCACGCAGCGCGACGACAAGGACGAGAGCAGCCATAGCGGCACCACCAATGCTTTCGGCGTTTCGGAACTCGCAAAGAGCGCCCTCAAGTTACGCATTCACGCCGCCACATACGACGCGCTCAAACGCATGCGCGAAAAGGACAAGGAGCACGCCCTGGAGTACGCCGCCGCGTTCAAACAGCTCGACCGCGAACGCGTGCAGGGCATCACCGAAGCAGCTGCGGCGGCTTATTCCACATTTGGCGCCGTCGTTTCCACGTTCAGCGACTTGCAGCGCGCAGAGGCCGACGCCCAAGTGGCGCGAACCGAACGCGAGTACGACGCCAAGATCAAAGCCGCCGAGGGAGACCGGGAGCAAACCGAGAAGTTGGAGGCCGAAAAGCAGGCCGCCGTCGCAAAGATCAAGAACGATTACAACCAACGCGCGGCAAACATTCAGGTGGCACAAGCCGTGGCGGG